CCCTGCCGATGATTTCTCTGCCGAAGTATTTGTATTGTCGGTTCATAAAGAAAATTAAGGTTATTAACTTGCTTGATTTTTATGAGTATCGGCGGGAAGAATCAATAAAACTTTTGGAAAGGGAATACGGGTATAGAAATTACGGATCGAAGCACGAAGAATCTCTTTTTACAAAATGGTTTCAAAACTGGTATCTTCCGAGAAAATTCGGTTTGGACAAAAGAAGACCTCACTATTCCTCGATGATTCTTTCGGGGCAGATGACCAGAGAAGAAGCTCTGAAAAAGTTGAATGAGCCGTTATATTACCCGCAACTTGGAGACGAAAAGGTCGAGGAACGGATTTTAAGCTACCCCAAACACGAATACTCGGACTATCCGAATAATAAATTTTTATGGGATTTGCTTTCAAAAATGTATGCCAAAATTAAAAGGTAAAGGGCGGAAAAGATTAAAACGGAAAAGAATTTTACAAAGTCGTTTGAAACATCACGGGACAAAGAGTTCGTGTAAACTTCATATTAAGAGAGTGCCTAAAAAAGTGATTGAAAAACTGCCAAAAAAGTCGTGGTGGCGTAGATTTATAGAATGGATATTTTAGCAACAGACAAAGATTTTACAACAAGTTTGATTAAAGCTCTTGATGAAACAGATTATCAATGGCGGGATTATGACGGGCTTATAATCGCAGGGACGCATACGCCGGAAAATGTCCCAGAAAAAATTGAAAAGATTAAAGATGCCCGCCGAAGTCATCTTCCTTTTCTTGGAATATGTTTCGGGTTTCAGTTGATGGCGATTGAATATGCTCGCACCGTTTTAGGGAAATGGAAAGCTAATTCGATTGAGATAGACCCTGATACGAATTTTCCGATAATAGTTAAAACCAATAAATTAAGAGTGGGAATGAAGCCGACTTTGGATTTATGGGGCAATCAGCGAATGGAAAGTTTCTGGCATAATTATAAATTAAATAATGAGTATCTTTCCGAGTTTACGAAGGACTGGAAATTTACGCAGGTTTACGATTCGGATTTAGGGGAATCAATAGTAGATTATTTATTTTACAAGCCAGCACTGGATTACGGCTCGATATTTCTTGGCACGCAGTTTCACCCAGAGTATCAAAGTTCTGTTAAAAAACCGCACTGGGTTCTGACGGAATTTTTGAAGGTCGCAAAGTATAGGATAAAGAAATGAACTACTGTCATTGGGCAAAATCTTTGGGAGCTTTGGAAGATACTGCCGAGAATGTCTGGGGAACAGAGAAATATATCTTGTGGAAGCATTTGAAAGAACCTACTGTTTTTTTCGGGATGTATGATGTACGGGATTATTTGGCTTTGAGTATTCATCGAGGAAAATCTTGGGTGTTATGGGCTGGTGGAGATATTAAAAATTTAATTAGGGGATTTAGTTTGAATGACGGCAAGTTAAAATGGTTCGGGAAGTTTTTACCTCTTACTTGGTGGTTGAAACATATGTTGTGCAAAGCCGAACATTGGGTTGAAAATGATTATGAAGCAGATAAATTGGCCAGTTTCGGATTAGACAGAAAAAGAATTTATGTTTGTCCGTCTTTTTTGGGAGATATAGATTTTCCGATAACTTATGAATGGAATAAAACGATGAATGTTTATGTCAGTTCTGGAGCCGACAGGCAAGAGGAGTATGGGTTTGGGATTGTCGAGCGAATCGCGGGCAAGTTGCCTTTTATAAAGTTTCACCTTTTCGGGGCAGAGTGGACTACCAAGCAGGAAAATGTTATAGTTCACGGCAGAATAAGCAAGGAACTGATGAATTTCAGAACTTCGTATATGCAAGTCGGGCTACGGCTGAATGAGTTCGATGGGTTTTCGGAAATTCTTGCGAAAGCGGTTTTGCGGGGACAATATGCTATTGGGAAAGTTAAGCACCCTATGATTCCGAGTTTTGAAAACGATATGGATTTGATTTTGAAACTTAATACGCTTCGGCATAAAACCGAGCCGAATCTTGAAGGTCGGGAGTACTACAAACTTGCGTTGAATAAGTATCCGTGGTACGATAAAGAGAATGAGAGATAAATTTGGAAGATTTTTGAGGGGGAATAAAGTTATTAAGCCGTTTGTAAAAGGAAATACCCTGCGTTTGGGTTTGGAAATGAGTCAAGAACAAAAGAGCAAAATAAGTATGAGTAATAAGGGGAAAAAGTTAAGTAAAGAACATAAACAAAAAATATCTAATTCGCATAAAGGAAAGAAAAAAATATGGATGATTGGGACAAGATACGGTTCTTTTAAGAGGAGTGTTGAAACCAGAAAAAGAATGAGTGAATCCCATAAAGGAGAAAAAAGTTATTTGTGGAAAGGTGGAGTTACTTTAGAAAATCAAAAGATAAGAGGAGGAATAGAATATCGTTTGTGGCGCGAAGCAGTTTTTGCTCGTGATAACTGGACTTGTCAAATGTGTCATCAAAGGGGAGGTCAATTAGACCCAGACCATATAAAGATGTTTGCTTATCATCCTGAACTTCGACTTGCTTTAGACAATGGCCGGACGCTTTGTAGAAAATGCCATAAAGGATTGTGGACTTCAAAAAGTAAAAAACATACTTGTTGCGAATTATGATTACAATTATTCCAATAGTTGCTACTTTAGTTCTTTTGATTGTTCCGGACGCTTCCTTGTGGTGCGATACCAGAGGCCCGGCATGCTACAGTTCTGAAACCAATCTTATCGTGATGGACGAAAGAATCAAGCCAAAATATATTCCGTGGGTGTTCCTCCATGAGTTCGGACACTATTTGGGGAAAGACGAACAAGGAGCGAACGAATGGGCGAAACAATTTAAGGGAGTGGTTATTCCAAAAACAATAGAAGAACTAACGATATGAAAGGACTTCTCAAAACTACAAATTGGCAGAGGAAGTATTGGAAAGAACGGAAAATTGATTGGCAACAGGCATACTTCACGCCTGATCACCCGCACCGCCAGTTAATCATTTCCGCTCTAAAACAATTTGGGTTTTTCAAAAGTGTGCTGGAGCTTGGTTGCGCTGCCGGAGCGAACATTTATAAAATCAAACAGAACTTTCCTCATGTGGATGTCGGAGGGATTGATTGGAGCGCCGATGCGATAGAAACCGCTAAAAAGTTTCTTCCGAGAGCCACTGTCCTCCAAGTCGGCGAGGCACAGGATATTTATATCTCGTCCGGTGGTGCGGACATTATTTTAACCGATATGTGTCTTATTTACCTTTCAGGAAAGGATTTCAGAAAAGCGTTGAGGGAATTCAAGCGAGTTGCGAGAGTAGGTTTGGTTTTGTGCGAGTTTCACAGAGAAAGTTGGTTTGAGAGATTGGGCGTAAAGATTTTGACGGGTTATAACTCATACGACTATCGTAAGGAATTGACGCGAGCTGGATTTCATCAGATTGAAATAACTCCTCTAACCATTCAAGATTGGCCCGACACCGAAAAGGAAAAAGGTCTAAGATGTATAATAACGGCAAGATGAATGTTTTAATCATAGGAGGAGCGGGGTTTTTAGGTTCTCATCTTGTCGAACGATGTCTGAAAGAGGGATATAGAATTTTTTTGATAGATAATCTATCTTCGGGGAAAATTGAAAATCTTCCGAAAGAAATAATGAATCAGTATTCTCGGTATGACAACCCGACAATTTTCCTTTATTCACAGGGGGATGTTAAGACCTTTGATTTTTTCGGTTCTTTTGAAGACAAGATAGATGTTATTTTTTATCTTGCCACGAAACCTGGAATACCCTCGGTGGTTCAAGCGAGCATAGACAACCCTCGGCCTTTTAACGAGGATAACGTGGGAGGATTTCTGAATATGTTGGATTACGCCAGAAGAAAGAATATACCAGTAGTTTTTTCTTCAAGCTCGGCGGTTTACGGAGACGGAACATTGCCTACGACGGAAAGAGCGAACCTCAATCCTATTTCGCCTTACGCTTTGCAAAAACTCATTTGTGAGCAGTATTTGGAGCTTTTCAATAAAATTTATGGATTAAAGAGCGTAGCTTTGAGATATTTTAATCTTTATGGAGAACGACAACCTGATGGTGGAACTTACGCTTTGGTGATAGGCAAATTTATGAAAGCGCATAAAGCGGGAAAACCTTTTATTTCAGTAGGAGATAACCAGCAACGGAGAGATTTTGTTTATGTCAAAGACGTGGTAGACGCGAATATAAAGGCGGCTGAATATGTTTTAAGCGGAAAAGATTTTGAAGTATTTAATATAGGGAGCGGGGTTAATTACAGCGTTCAAGAGATAGCCGATATGGTTACCAAAGGAAAAACTAAATGGGGGGAATTACTGCCAGCGAGGTTTGAACCTAAGGTTACTTTAGCCGATTGCTCAAAGGCCGAGAAAATGTTGGGATGGAAAGCAAAAACAACTTTAAAAGAATGGTTTCAATAATCCTTACAACGATGAACAGGGCGAAGATTCTTAAGGAACGCTCCTTGAGAAGCGCGCTGAATCAAAAGTTCTCCGATTATGAGGTTCTTGTTATTGACGGCGGGTCGGACGATTCCGAAAAAGTTGTTGAAGAGTCGCGGAGAAAACATCTTTACTATTTCAAGGTTGAACCTAAAGGGCTTTCTCACGCTCGGAATTTCGGAATTAAAAAATCCAAAGGGGAATACATTGTGTGTCTTGACGATGACAACGAGTTAATGCCCGATTTCTTGCGGAAGACCATTGACAATATAGGAGATTATGACGCTATTACGACAGGTAGGGTGATTCAATACAAGGATTTCGCTCACGAAGCCGTCCCAAAACTCGGCAGATTTTGCTCGATTGACTGGGGATGGTTGATTAGAAGGGATGTTTTTGATACGATTCAATATGATGAGGAAATGAAAGCCAACGAGGACGCTGATTTTGGGATTCAGTTTTTCAAGAGATTCAAGGCAAAAGTAATTCCTGATTTATTGGCGGTGGCTTACGATGAATTCGGCGACCCAAGGAACTCAATGTCTTTTCCGAACCAAAGGGAATTGAGAGGAATGTTGCATTTCCTTGAGAAGAATCTTAAGGAATATGACGACCCGAATGAATTAAGATATCTTTACCGGCTATGCGGAAGAAAATTTTATCGAGGAGGATTTAGATTGAAAGGTCTGTCGTTTTTTTGGAAATCGTTTAGAGCTTGTCCGAACTTAAACTCTTTTCTTAATCTGTTTTTTATTTTGTTCGGCTGGACTATTTACGACAAATTTATGACCTTAACGGAAAAATTAAGATGATACTCCCGAATTTCGCCCAAATAAATAAAGAAGAAGCGGAGTTTCTTGTCGAGAATCTTATCAATTTGCCTGATGGCTCCGTGATAGTTGAGCTTGGAACATATAAGGGCGGAAGTGCTTTTGTAATGAGCGAGGTGTATAAGCGAGGCAAGATTTTCAGCATCGACCATTATGAAGATTGCACAGTTGAGGAAGTCAAGAATAATCTGGTTGGTCATGATGTGGAGTTATTGAACGGCAAAACCTCCGATTTGGCTAAAACTTGGTCTTTGCCGATAGATTTTCTTTTCATAGACGCGAGTCATTATTATGAAGATGTTATGGAGGATATTAAAAACTGGTTGCCGAAAGTTAAGGACAAAGGATTGATTATGTTCAATGATTACGATTCTTGGCCCGGAGTAACGATGGCGGTTCATCGGGCAATAGAGAAAAAATGGATAGAGCCGTTATCAAAGGCGGGTTCAATGTTATTAACCAGAAAAAATAATGAAATATAAACATTTTGCACTCGTGCCATTTACAGGTTTGGGTCTTCATAACGGCTATCGAGGGGACGCGTGGTTGAAAAACCGCATAGAGATTTTCAAGTGTTTTACTTTACAGTCAATCTTGAATCAAACAGATAAAGATTTTGTTGTTTGGGTTTGTTGGCGCGCCGAAGAAAAAGAAAATCTTATTGTCCAAGATTTTATTACTTATCTTTCGAGTTGGTATGGATATTCTTTCGTTCACACTTTTCACGGGATACCTTTCTGGGACGACAAATACGATGACAAAACTGCAGGTAAAAGATTGATGGATACTTTGAAAGGTTCTCTGCCCGAATTAAAAGATATTGTCGGGGATTCAGAAAGAGTTCTGCTTACTATACAGCCGAGTGATGATATGTATATTTCAACAGCGATGGCGCAAGTTAAGGAAGCATTGAAAGGCGAGAAAACGAATCGTTCGGCGGGTTGGAAAGAGGGGTATATAATGAACTACCGAACAAAAGAAATAGCCAAGTATTCTACGGAGGGCTGGAAGACAGACCACATTTCGACTTACAAGACCGAAACAATACCTCCGTTTTTTACGATTCTTTTCTCAAGAGAGGAATTTTTAGACCCTGAAAAGCATTACAAGCATATTAGTAAATATGTTGGAAATAAAGTAAAATAATTATAATGTCATATAAAAAAGGACAAATAGGATATTGGCGGGGCAAGAAAAGATTGCCAATGTTAGAAGAACATAGAAAGAAAATATCCAGAGCATTAAAAGGGAAAATGCCCAAAAATTGGCATCCTGAAATAGGATTCAAAAAAGGCAATTCTATTTGGAAAGGAAGAAAACATACCGAGGAAGCTAAAAAGAAAATAAGTCAAAGCCATAAAGGAAAACCCTCTTATATTAAGGGAAAAACTTATAAAGAAGTTGGTAGAGTTCCGAAATTGATAGGAGAAAAGAATCCAGCTTGGAAAGGAGGGATTACACCGATAAATGAAAAAATAAGAAGGTCTCCAGAATACATACTTTGGCGTAAGGCGGTCTTTGAACGAGATAATTATATTTGTGTATGGTGTAAGGCGACAAAAGTTTTTTTGGAAGCTGACCACATCAAACCTTTCGCTTTATACCCTGAACTCCGCTTCGCAATAGACAATGGACGCACTCTCTGTCGGGAGTGTCATAAAAAAACTGAAACTTATGGCAGAAGATTTCAATATAGATGATTGGCAACCTTACCGTTCGCACGAAAATATAGGGGATGTCACCGAATACACCGAGCTGGAGGGCAGAGGATTCGTGGTAGGTTGCCATATGGAAAATATATCAACGACATTCACACACCGCTACAAAGGTCGCACCCTGTCAAGAGATGAAACAGATGAAGTTTTGAGGGATACGGGGACTTTACTTTCTGAGCCGATTGTGCTACCTTTATCTCCAAGAATGAGGATAAGGAGTTTAGTCAATAAAATCCCATTCAATAATTTGCTTAAAAAAATATACTATCTTTTGCCAGGCAGAATAAGAATAATATGATAAACAGAATAAAAGGTTGGTTCTTTCTTAGATTCTATCGAGGGGCGTTTCTTAAAAGATTCCGAAGCAAACGCGCCAAGCAGATGTTCTTTTTGAGGCAATATGAGGGAACGCAGAAGAAAATCTGGGGAATGGAGTTTGTGGTCGAAGGGTTAAAAGAAGGACGGGAAGGATTAAGGAGAGAATACGACAAACTCAACGAAACCCTTGACGCTTCAAAGATAGCTTACGAAAAAACCGAAGGCGAAGCCAAAGAAAAACTGAATCAAATGGTTGAAACTAAACTAAGAGAAATCGAGGAATGGAAAAAGAAGATTGACATGGCCGACGAGACGATTCTTCAAACACAAGACCAAGTCGATGGTCTTTACGACCAGCTCCCGAAGCTGGAAAAAATAATTAAAGAATGAATCCAGTTGAGCTGATAATTCAGCTTCTAAAGATAGGTTTCGGAATCTATTTTGTATGGTGGAGTTGGTATATTGTTCAATTACTTAAATGAAAATTTTAATTACCGGCGACAAAGGATTCGTTGGCGCAGAAACTCGAAAGTTTCTTGAAGGCAACGGACACGAAATTATCGGATATGACATAATGGATGCGTTAGATGTACGAGATTCGGTTCAGTTTGATAACTTCGTAGCGAACACAAGACCGGATAGGATTCTTCATCTGGCGGCCATAGCAAGGTTCAGCGAAGCCGATAAAGACCCTCGACTGGCTTTTGAGACGAATGTAATGGGGACGCTGAATGTCTCAAGAGTAGCGGCTAAGTTTCATATACCTTTGGTTTATGCTTCGACTGGTTCGGTGTATATGCCTATTAGGAGAGAGCCGCCGATTACTGAAGATTTTGAGGGCATGGGAAACTCTGTTTACGGTTGCACGAAATATATAGGTGAAGTGTATGTCAAAGGAGTAGGGAATCCTTACATCATACTTCGATACGCCCATCTTTACGGAAAAGAAAAGAGAATGCACGGATTGATTGGAGGATTTATGGAAAGGATTAACCGAGGACTTAACCCGATGATTTATGGGGGTCAACAAAGTAACTCATTTACTTACATTAAGGATATAGCGAAAGCGAATTATTTGGCATTAATTGCTCCTTGGGATAAGTGGAATGAAGTTTATAATATCGGAAGTCCCGAAGAAATAACAGCCGAGGATGCTGGAAAAATGATTTGTGATATTTTTGGTTATAAGGGGGGAATAGACAAAAAGGAAGCAAGAGGCGTAGACCCTTTAAGATTTTGGTATAACTGTAGCAAGGCAGAAATAATGCTTGGTTTCAGGCCAGATTTTACTTTAAGGCAGGGATTGCTTGATATGGCAAAAGAGATGGGGTATAATCAGAGTAATGATAACACCAGCAAGGAGGGTTTATCTGAATACTTGGAGGGCAAAAAACCGCCTGAAATTAAGAAAGGTAAGTAAGAATTGGTATGCTCAAAACAAACATAGGCAAGACTTAAAAGAAAGTAAGAAAGAATGGTGGCAATCTTGGTATGAGAGGAATAGAAGTAAAAAGATTGAACAAGATAAAATTTGGCGAAAAAATAACATTGAGAAAGTTAGAGAGAATAAAAAGCGTTGGAGACAAAATAATCCATTAAAGGTCGCGGCTCAAAAAAGGAGATATATCAAGAATAATATAAACGCAAGAATTGCATTAGGTCTTAGGGCTCGTCTAAGATTGGCTATATTGGCTCAATCGGCACAAAAGAAAGGAACGCTGACAGAGTTAATAGGTTTGTCGATGCCAGAATTAAGAAAACATCTCGAACGACAATTCAAAGAAGATATGTCTTGGGATAATTACGGCAAATGGCATATAGACCACATAAGACCGATAAGTTCTTACAATATATTACTTGTCAAAGAACAGAAGTTGGCGTTTAATTACAAAAATCTGCAACCATTGTGGGCGTGGGAGAATGAGACGAAAGGTTCAAAGTTCAATGCAAAATAAGATTTACAAAGAAGAATTAAGTAACATAAGCTCCAAGAACATAGGGACTGGTTGTGTTTTGCATTCGCACATTTGGATAGGGAGAGATGTCAAGATAGGAAATAAGGTAAGGATTCAGGCATTCTCGTTCATTCCCGACGGAGTGGAGATTGAGGATAACGTTTTCATAGGGCCTCATGTAGTTTTTACGAACGACAAAAAACCGCCGAGTGATAACTGGCAAAGGACTTATGTAAGGAAAGGGGCGAGTATAGGGGCTAACTCTGTGATTCTTCCTGGCCTAACAATCGGCGAGAACGCCAAAATAGGCGCAGGAAGCGTTGTAACCCACGATTGCGAACCAAATAAAACATACTATGGAAACCCAGCAAGAGAACATTGATAAACCTGATAAGCTGGAAATAAGCAGGAATCCCGATGGAACATTCAAGGAAGGAGTAAGCGGTAATCCCGAAGGTCGCCCCAAAGGAAAAACTCTTAAAGAATGGGCGAGAGATAAGCTGATGGGAATGACTGATAAAGAGCGAGAAGAATTTATCAAATCTCTTTCTAAAGATACTTTCTGGCGAATGGCTGAAGGCAATCCTCACCAAACTATTGACTCCACTGTTGAATTGAAACCAACTCCCTTATTAAATGTTTTGCATAACAACGGCACTAAAGAAGATAAGCCAGCTGAACAAAAGAATTAGAGCCGTTCAAGGTGGAACTTCTGCCGGTAAGACGATAGGGATTATAGAGTTTTTAATCGACTTAGCTCAAAGAGATGAAGTTCCTACGATTACAAGTATTGTTTCCGAGAGTTTCCCCCACCTCAAAAGAGGAGCGATATTAGATTTTATTTCTATCTTAGAACAGCACGGATATTTCAAAGATAAAAGATGGAATAAAACTGATTACACTTATACATTCGAGACGGGAAGTAAGATTGAGTTCTTTTCGGTAGATCAGCCGGGAAAAGTAAGGGGGCCGAGAAGAGAGAGATTATTTATAAACGAAGCGAACAACATTTCTTACGATACGTTCGACCAGCTTGAAGTTAGAACCAAAGAGTTTATTTTTCTTGATTGGAATCCTGTATCAGAGTTTTGGTATTACGACAAAGTAGCGAATAGAGCAGATGTTGAACATTTGATTTTAACTTACAAAGATAACGAAGGACTTGATAGTAGAATCATTGAAGCTATTGAACAACGAAGAGAACGAAAAGGTTGGTGGAAAGTTTACGGTGAGGGACTCTTAGGCGAGGTCGAAGGAAAGATTTACAAAGATTGGCAGATAATAGATGAAGTTCCTCACAACGCGAGATTAGAAAGATACGGACTGGACTTTGGATATTCCAATGACCCTTCTGCAATAGTGGCTGTATATTACTATGACGGAGGATATATTTGGGACGAGATACTTTTTCAAAAAGAGCTAAGTAACAAGCAGATAGCGAATATATTAAACAATCAACTTTCAGCTTTGGTAATAGCAGATTCCGCAGAACCGAAAAGTATTGATGAAATTAAAATACACGGAGTTAATATCATCGGAGCAGAGAAAGGAAAGGATTCTGTAAATAACGGGATTCAATTAATCCAAGACCAAAGGATAAGCGTGACCAAAAGGTCTGTGAATATAATCAAGGAGTATAGGAATTATCTTTGGGAAACGGATAAAAACGGAATTATACTCAATGAACCCGAACATACATTTAGCCATTCAATGGATGCAGGAAGATACGCAATGAGTTCGTTAATCAAAAAACCGATTGTAATGTCGATGGCTTCTCCTCTGGCTAAACCTTATTATCCTAAACTTGGAATATGAGCTACATCACATTAAAGTTAGGCGGCGAAGCTCAAGAGATTGAGCGGTGTAGGAAAATCATACACCAGTTATTTGAAGATGGATTATTCAGTATTCGGAGCGGTTCGTTCACGGCTAACTTCGATGAGAATGGAGAAATGCCTACTACGGAAATTAGATTGGTAAAGAGACGGAATAAAATACTTCCTAAAATATCTGCATTAGAACAGTTTACTATCGAAACTTTGCCTGTGGATAACTCCTCTATTGCAAAGCCCTTGACAAATGCTAATATAGGAATATAATTTAATAAGTCAGGTCTCCACCTCGTACTCCGAGCGGACGCAAACAGCGTTCGTTTTTTTATTATGGAATACGCAATCACAACAGGGAAAGGAATAAGCGACTTGATGCTTCGGCTTCAAGGCGAGAAAAAAACAGCCCGTGAGTTCCAAGAAAGGAAGCACGAGAACTGGAACGAGATTTACGAACTCTCAAGAGGAAAGGTAAGAACCAATCGTTTGACTCAAAGACAGTCCGTGAACATTCCCTTGATGAAAGAAACCGAAAAGACCATTTTATCAAGAATTGACGAACGACCGAGTGTCGAGTGGAAAGAGTTAAGCGGAGATGAAGGCAAAGAAATTATTATGCAAACGTTGTGGGAAGATTTTATCCGAGAGAAGAATATTGAGCTGATAGATATGCAGGATAAGAAAACCTGCTTGAGGTATGGACGACCTACGAAGAAATTCGTGCCTGGCGGGTTATACCCCGATGTTTACGCTTTGGATATATTTGATGTCGTTTATGACCCATTGATGAATCCTTTGGATGTCGAGACGGCGAGGTTTATTATTCATCAAAACATTTACCGTTCCGTAAGAGAATGTCTCGCTGATAAAAGATATTCCGAAGAGGGCAAAAAGTATTTAAGGGAATTCGCCGACAGCAAAGCAGGGATAATTATTTCAGGAAACAATAAGGAGGAGATGGTGAAACGGAACGAACGGCTCATGGCTATGGGTGTAGGTTCAGACCAGTTCGACAGATTTGCTGGAGGAGATACGATAGTTAATTTAACGGAACATTACACGAACCAGTGGAACGCCAAGACGAAAAAGTTTGAGAGGAGAGTGATAGTTTACTGTGAAGACACGATTACTCTGCTTGATGAGCCACTTGAAGATTTAATCGGGATTGACAAGTGGCCGTTTGTAACTTGGAGCGAGGATTTGGAAACGAATGATATTTGGAACGATTCGATTGATGACTTAGTAAGAGTTCCGAATCAGTTAATTAACGTTTGGTTTTCTCAATTAGCCGAAAACAGGACTCTGAAGAACTTTCAGATGCACTGGTATGACGCTACGGTTCAGGGCTACCAACCCCAGACCTACGAACCAGGCCCTGGAAGAATGCTTCCCGCCCCTGGAGACCCTAATAAGACAATAATGCCCGTGAATGTTTCAGGTTTAGACGACACTTTGGAAGCGATTAACTTTTTAATAACAGTAGTTGAACGGGGTACGGGAGCGACTGCGATTGAGAAAGGAGTTGGTGAACAGAAACAGCAGACTTTGGGCGAGGTTCAGATTCTTGTTGGAAAGGCGATGGAACGCTCGACTAACATAGCGAAGTATTACAATAAGGCGTGGTATGACTTTTCAAAGCTGTGGATTTCACTGATGGAAGCGAATTCAAGAGGAAAAAAGAGTTTATACAAAACAGGGCAGAGCGGGAAACTTTATCCGAAGAAAATTTACCGTTCGGATTGGGTTTCTGAAGCGGGTTATGAGCCGATGGTTAGATCGTCTTCCGAACAAGAACAGGATAATGTCAAAGCTATTCAGAAGTTTCAGTTCTTGCTTGGTATGTTTCCGAACAATGGAGCGTTGCGCAGAATCGCCCAAAAGAGAAGTCTTGAAATAGTAGATATATCCGCCGATGAACTAAGGCAGGTTGAAGAAGAAGAAAAGAATATGCAACAAATGCAAATGATGCAACCACAGCAACCACAAACCCAACAGACTGGGTCGCCCTCGATGCCTATGGCATTAGAACCGGCTCCAGCTCTGGGTCGATAATGTGGAAGTAGTCGATTAAACAAACCAATTAAAATACTAAAATTCCAAATTTAATTCACGGACAAGACCCAGGAGGGGCTCTTCGTCCGATTCAAGTAGATGATAACGGTAATCTTCAAATAGATTTAGTTTCAGGCGTTTCAGTTTCGACTTCGATTACGGGAACGATGACGGTAGACCAACTGTCGGGTTCTCAATGGAGTACGGTAGTTAATTCAACGCTTGTAGCTTTAGATGTAAAGCAGGTAAGTGGCTCAACTGACAGTGTAAGTATTGTGTCCAACATTGCCGCGTTAGATGTAATTCAGGTTTCAGGAGCGACAGACAGTGTAAGTATAGTTTCTAATATAGCCGCGCTTGACGTAAAACAAGTATCAGGTTCTGTAGACAGCGTAAGCGTAACGGAGTTCGCGGCTGGAGCGCAGTTAAATACGCTTCAGGCCTCTGGTTCAGTGGACAGCGTGAGTATTGCTTCTCAACCTATAACTTTAGTAGTAGACCAGTTATCTGGTTCAACTTGGAGTTCAGCTGTAGTTTCGGGAGCGACTTCGTTAGACGTCAAACAGGTTAGTGGAGATGTAAGTTCGACAGTTGTCAATTCAACACTTACGGCTTTAGACGTAGTTCAAGTATCAGGTTCGACTTTCAGCATTGCTACAGGCCCGACAAGCTTAGACGTAAAACAGGTATCTGGTTCGGCGGACAGTGTTGTAGTCAACTCATTCGATACCTCTTTGTCAGTCAATCAGGTATCGGGTTCAAACTTCTCAAGCGAGGTAAGTGGAATAGCAAGACAAACTAATCCGACTGCAGTAGCGGACGCGGCGGTAGTAAAGGCGTCATACGACGACCTTGGCAGACAAGTAATCACACCTTATCAAGTCAGGGACTTGGTTTCTACGGCGTACATCACAACTACGACGGGGATAGAAACAACTCTGTTGGCGGGAGTAGCAGGAGTGAATCTTGACTTAGTGCAGATAGTCGCGGCGAATACCTCGGACGCGGTGGTTGATATAGATTTTCGAGCGGTAACTGCGGGAAATGTCGAATTCTCGCTTACTGTTCCGGCTGACGCGACTGCAGGATTCATTCCAACTGTTCCTTGGCCACAAGCGGCTACGGGGAATAACTGGACTGCGGATGTCGCCGGAGCTGATATAAGCAACACAACGGTCAATACAAGCGCGTTGTTCATTAGGAACGTCTAATCTAACAATCCCCCGTCTTTGGGCGGGGGAGAAACCAAAATGGCAAAAGTATTTCAAGTAGATACAGGGGGCACACTGACGACGAGTCTTATTTCCTATTGGAAGTTGGATGATGTTAACGACTTTTTTAGCACAAATAACTTTACCAACGAAAATGCTGTTGCCTTTAATGCTGGTAAGGTAGGTAATGCTGGCGACACTGGAACTGGTAACACGAATAAAGCACTTGCACTTGCCAGTGCTCTTGGAATTGATGGGGGAAATTGTTCTATTTCTCTTTGGGTAAAACTCACCGATGCAGTATCTGTTGGAAAAACATTTGCTAATCAGGCTTCAAACGGAAGCACTAACACTGGCTACACGCTGCAATATGATGGCACAACTCTTGCTGCAAATAGATATAAAAATGGAACATCTGATAATAGTGCGACTGAAACGGTAACTCTTTCCACAGGAACTTGGTATCACATTGTGCTGACTTACGACGGGACGACCTTACGTCTTTATCGAGATAATGTCGCCAAAGGAACTCTGGCAACAAGCGGAAATGGAGTAAGTGCCACAATTGCGGCGTTTAACTTATTCAAACACAATGTCGAACGGTTTTTGAGTGGTCTGATAGACGAAGTGGGAGTTTGGAGTAAGGCACTCAATACTACGGAGATAAGCGACCTCTACAATGGTGGGAGCGGGCAGACGATGATTGTTGGCGCAACGGCAGGAAAATATGCCTCTAACAGAACGATGCTTAAAGTAGGATGAACCAATTACTTTCAAAACTCCTCGGTAAACGGGGAATCACAAGGGAAGAATTAAGCGACAAACCCATAGCGGGAATGATTTCCGAGAAAGGCCAGTTTGAAAATTGGGAAAAGATTTTGAGCGAAGAACCTATTACAGTTCAGGTTATAGAGGACTTTTGCAAAGACCAGATAAGCAAGATAGAAATGCAATGGGGAGATTTCTCTAACGCTAGCCAAAAGAACGAACGATTAGTGATAGCTCATACGATTTATTCGGCGATTCTGAAGGCGACAAAAGCACCCAAGGTCGAACGAGAATCGCTGGAACGATACTTGAATCAGATAATTCAATGAAAAAAACAGAAAGGGAACTCACCCGAAAATTGAGAAAGGAAGGTTACAAAGGAAAGAGATTGCTTGAAGCCGTAAGAGACGGAGTGGATGTTGTAAATGTCGGGACAAATGTCGATACGGCAGTGGCCGCAGTCAAGGTCGCAAAGAAAATTAAGGTAAAAACTAAAGTGGCTAAAGCAAAGAAAGGAAAGAAAAAGTAAAAGTCGGGAGGAGCATACCTCGTTAAAAAACAGGACTAAACCTCAAATGCAAAGGTCGAACACAAAAGTTCATTAAAAAATGGAACAAACATTGGAGAAGGTAACTCCGACAAATCCAACAGAGCAACCTGTCGAAAGCAAAACTGCCGAGGAAATACTCGCAGAAAGAGACGCTGAAATAGCCGCTCTTAGACAAAAGGAAACGGAACTCCAAGCTCAAAAAGAGCATTGGAGGGGGAAGTATGACAGGGATATTACTTCCGTAATCCAAACTCCCACACCTTCTGAGGAACAGGATATGTCCGATGAAGGCAAGGCACTGAAAGGCGACATTTCTAAAATCAGCCAAGAGCTTAAAGAAATTAAGCGCAAGGAAGACCGAAGGGATGCCGAAGCCGAATTCCCTGTTTTGAAAGATAAACGGAGCGAGTTCGACGAATTCTTGGAGGATGAGGAAAACAAAAAACTCTCCGTTAAGAAAGCCGCTCAAGTGTTTCTTGCCTTAAACAATCTGTTGACTCCCGAACCGCCCGAAAGGAAAGGCTTGGAGAAGCCAGCAGGCGCAGGACAGACACCGCCAGTTCCTGGATATACCGATGAACAGCTCGAAGATTTGCGGAAAAATAACTATCGCAAATACACAGAGTTGATTCGCACAGGTAAGATTTAGGTCGCGGAAGGTAGTAAGTTAGAAAAAAATGGCTATAACAGATTTTGGAATTAATTTCCATAGAAAAGTCCTTAGAAAGTTCTACGAGAACGCGGTAACACCCGCGCTTGTAAATCGGAACTACGAGGGAGAAATCAAGGAGTTCGGTGACCGAATCCGTCTTTTGTCATTCTTGCACGATATTCAGTTATCTGATTACACGGTAGGAACAGACATGACGGTTCAGCCACTCTTTGACACTTCGGAAGAGCTTGTCATCAATCAACAGAAGAATTACAACTTCGGGATTGACAAAGTCGAGGAATTGTTCACTTATGGTTCTGATATTGCTGATGCTCTCATTGAGAACGCTGCAAAAGAACTTCAGAAAACGGTGGACAGCTTCGTCTTGGGACAACTCGCCGCAGGTGTTGCGGCTGGGAATTGGCTCGGACAGAACGCGAGAGTTGCGGGAACTGCCACTTCGACGATGGCTTCAATAGCCACTACGGCGACAGGAGGCACATTAACCCTTAACTCGGACTCTGCTGTCGAGGCAAATATCCCCTCGGCTGAACTTCCTGATGGAACTCTCATCTACGGCGGATTTACGACTGCCGACTTGGGTAAACCGATTCGTTTGACTTCCGGAGCTACTTGGGCAACCGAGTGGTACAGGATCACAGCGAGAACGGACTCAAGCGCGGTTTCAATCGTGAACTGGGACGATGCGACAGAAGGATTTCCGATTCCTAACGGCGATGTGTTGAGAGGCCTCTACGGTGGCGCGGACTTTACGTCCGATTCCAACGGAGACGGCAAACCGACAGTACTCGCTGGTTGGGGCTGGGAATTCCAAGCCGCGATACCGACAACGGTAACTTCATCGAATATCTACGAGCATTTTACTGTGCTTGGCGAAATACTCGATAAAGCGTTAGTTGCTCACGATGACCGACACGTTGTGATGCCGTTCGCAGGACGGACGATGCTCTTACAGGCATCCGAACTCCAGCCGAGCGGAATTGAAATGCTCTACACCGACACTATCATTAATGGTAAGGTCGCCCGTGTAGCGGGTTTCGATGTTCACACGACTCATCAGGGTCGGTTCTCGACTGCTGTAGGACACGCCACAGCGACAGGAACTGGGGCTGACACAGCTACGGTTACTGGGACTACTGGTTATTGCTTGCCTGCGATTCATACTTCGTTCTACTCCTTCGCGGAGAAATGGAGCGAATCAAGGACAGTGATGGCCGAAAGGCAGTTCGCCAAATTGTATCAGGGCTTGTTCCTCTACGGAGGCAAAGTCCCGATTATGAGGAGAACCGCCGGAGCTTTGCTATACGCGCAAGCTGTATAGTTTGTCCACTCTGAACCTCTACTAAAAAGGGGTTCAGAACTGGGCAAGACCCAAAAAATGATAGGAACATTACGATTCATAAAAATCTTCTATAACTTCTGGTATCGGTTTTTTCCGCCTGAATTAGTTCAGTACTGGAAAAACAACGATATGGCCAGGGCAAAACTCGTTACTTTAGATGACGGGGCTTATGCTATGAAAATTGAGGGTGAGAAGTACCCTCTTTACGGATTCCCTCGCGGGCCTGTCCTCTTTGGCGCGTTGGCCCGACTGAAGCATTTGGGCAAAAATCTTATATTCAATGAATCGTGGAGATTGCTCGAAGAAGGCAAGACAAACGAGGAAGTAATGAATTATCTCAAGAGTGTCGCCTTGCCCGTTATCTTCCAAGAAATCCAGAAAAACAAATATGATATGTTCCCGCCAGAAAAGTTGTGTCCCGCTGTCAAAGAGTTGTGGCGGGCTTTGAGCGTGATTGAAGGAAGGATTGACAATGATAATTTCAAGAATTTCAAACAAGGATTGACTTTCTTCCTTCAGGAAGATGACGCTTACCGATTCAGGTTTCAATGGTTGTCTAAATACATCAACCCGAACTCCTTATGGAGAAAGGTTTGGTATTTCGGCAGAGAGTATTCATTGAAGAAGGAACTTGATTTCGCTTTTAACTTCTTGGAGAACGCCGAAATAGTCCCCGATATGAAAGGACGGACGAAACTGATTAAAAGGGTTTTGTTCGCCGTGATGGAGGATAAAGAGTTTGGAAAGATAGTCAATGAGTTGTTCAAGGAACTTGACTGGAAGAAACTCCGACTCTCTAAATCGGATTCCTATTATTTCAGGGGCAAGTATTTCAAAGTCGATTTCGACCACTTTGACTATTAACATGGCTGATAAAACAAAGGTAATTAAAATCGAAAGTATTTTAGGAGGTCAATCACCTGCGGCGTATTTCGGCAGGAACGACCAATTCAGGGCTTCACTTGGCATAAACCCAGCGTTGCCGTTTGATACTGATTCAGGGACGAGTACTTTAGGTTCTATAGCGAGCGGATTTTTAGTTAACGCATCGTGTACGACTATTTTCACTGTTACCGATAATTTACAGGGTTCGCCTTTTTGGATGGTTAACAATCCAAAGGACGCGTTTACCTATGTGTATGATTCTACGGGTTCTACGTTTACGGTTGATAAATTAGTCCAGACTCAGGTCGCGCTTAGCGATGGCGGTACGATGTCAAGCGCGTCCGGTAACGGCGCGGCGTATTACGATAATTATATATATTTCGCGAAGAACACCGATATTGCTCGTTATGGCCCGTTGAACGGCGCGGCGGCGTTTGTTGGCACATACTGGACGGGGACATTGGGAAAGACAGCGTTGGGAAATGTTGTTTATCCAGCAAGTGGCAATGTAACGTTACCGAATCACGTTATGCACCGTCATTCGGACGGCAAGTTGTACATAGCGGATGTTACGGGAAATCAAGGGGTTATACATTATATCGCCACCAAAAAAACTACTGTCGAAGGAGATACGGATGACGGTTCGACTTATAACAAACTTATTTTCGGGTATGGTTTATGGCCGATAGTCCTTGAAAGTTACGGTTCGGATTTGGCGATTGGCATTATCGAATCTGATGTAACTTTGGCGGCTGATACTTTACTCAATTATAGAAAAAGAACAAGAGCGAAAATCGCTTTTTGGGACACTACATCGCAGAATTACAACAAAATAACATGGGTGGAATTTCCGGACGCTTACATAACCGCGATGAAAAATATCAACGGCGTGTTGTATGTTTTTTCCACAAGCGGGACGGGCACAGGTGCTGGTTTTAGGATAACAAGATTCGTGGGAGGGTACACTTTTGAAGAGATAGGGTATTTTGAGAACGGAAGCGCGCCGTTGCAAGGTGCGGTGGACGGAACGAGTGCCAGACTTTTATTCGGAACCTATGTTGTCACCCCAGAAACGGCAGGCACGGTTTTTTCTCTTGGTCTTCAAAAGAAATCGTTAAGTACGGGTTTGTTCAGTGTGGGAAGAACGTCATCAAACAGTCAAGTTACGTCAATAGCATTAGTGCGTTCCAATGGTGGTTTTTATAACGATTCTCCAATCGCGGGATTTGGAAACACTATTAACGAATTTATAGCTGGTACTTATCTTTCTGCCTCGGTTTTTTGGAGTCAAATTTATAAAATAGGACAACCGTTCAGGATTACTAAAATTCGCATTCCTTTGGCCGACAAGTTGTCTTCAGGTTCCGCCGCGAGTAAATCAATAGTACCGAAAATCTATACAGATGACGGAAAGGGAACTACTTATACTTTGACGACAATAAACAATACTAACTTCGTTGGCCAGAAGTCCGTTGTTTTTCGGCCCGAATCGCTTACGGGCGACCATAATTTTTGGCTGGAACTGCGTTGGGACGGCGCAACTCTTTGCACAGTCGCTTTGCCGATAACAATAGAATTTGAATTATTAGATGACTAACATGGAACAATTCAAACAGTATCAATTTGAAGAAGAATTGGACACGGTGGAAGATTTTATTTCTACTGGAAATGTTTTGCAAACCGCGAAATCAATAATAGTCGGCAAAGATAAAGTTAGTCTTGACCCGAATAAAGGATTACTTACCAACTTCGTGGTTCGAGGGGTTAACTCCACAGGTTACTCTTCGGTTGTCGTTTTCGACGCTGACCAAAACGGATTCCATCAAGTAAGAACCAACGGGGATTACGGGAACGCTACGATAAATATGAATCACGGCGGCCAGAAAGGACAAGAAATTTATATCAGGGTCGATAATGATTCCGACGGAAACAAGACGATAACTTTCGGGACGCCTTTCAAAGTAACGGGTACGGTTGCGGGTTCGACCTCCGTATCAGCCATGCTTCATTTCATAAGCGATGGCACTAATTTCTGGGAAGTCAGCAGGACTACCGGACTATAAATATGGCATTAAACAACGTTGGAGATTTACAAAGTCAGTTCTTAGTAAGAAACAACCGCACTACGACAGACGCGTTTATTACGGATACTTATTTGAATGATTGGGTGCGCGAGGCGTACAGGTTCGCCTCTGGGTATAAAAAGTGGCCGTTTACCGAAGGCAGGGTTTCAACGACTTACGTAGCGGACAACACGAGTATTGAGGTAGGCTTTGGTTATCCCGAAGGGTGGAAGCCAGACTCAATAAGATTTCTCCAAGTCGGAGGCAAGAGATTCAAAAAAACTAACTTCGTGGGATACCAGAAATTCAGAGAGGATTGGTCAAGCAGTAAGGATAAGATTTTCTCGGATTATGGAATGCTTTACTTCATCAACCCGAACGCCGATGTTTCGGGAACGACTACCCTGTGGGGACAGTACAACACGATTATTGACCCGACTGATAAGACGGCCACTACGGTATTTTCGGACATAGACGAAAAAGGAAACGACGCTATCGTGGAACGAATGACCGTTTATCTGAAAAGACGAGAGAATCTTACCAATGAAGCGGCAATACACGATAAACTGGCAAGAGAGATGCTCGAAGAAGTATGGAAGCAAATTGCAGATGAACAATACAACTATCAAGACGCTGATAACGAGGGAATGTTCAAAAGAGTCGATGTCCTTCGCGGCGACTTTTACTCGGATATAATCAAGAAAAATCAATGGTTCTAAAATAATGGCAACTTACTTTAAAAGCGGACAAACTTTCGCAGAACAACAACAAGACCCGATAAACAAATTGATGGGTTCGGGGAGTTACAGGGATATTCCCGCTTACATACCTAACGATTATTTCGCGGGAAAAATCAGTCAGGAAGAAGCAATCGCACTAATTACTGGTACTCCTGTTTTCAACCCGAATATCGGCCCGCAGATAAACACAGGTCAGGGCGTTCAGCCAGCGTCTCAAGCAGGGTTTCAAGTCAACCCAGAGGTAGGCGCGGGGTTTTCCACGAATCAATCTAATCTAAATCAAGCAAAAGCCCAGGTTCAGCAAATACAACAGCAAGCTCAACAACCAATACAACCAACACAACCTACTGTGCCTCCCGTAGGCCCGCAAGTAAACTACGGACAAGGAAACGTGCCGTTTACAGGGACATTCAACCCGCCTCCAGTTACTCCTCTAATTCCTCCGACCCAACCAGCGCAACCAGTGCAACCAACTCCTCAACCGATAACTCTACCAACGCAACCTACAGTCCCGAATCTTACTCAACCAAATAATCAAGTCGGAGACCTCACGAAAGTCCCTGTGGGTCAGCCGTTTAACTACGGTGGGACGCAATACATAAAAGACGCTTCAGGAGGGATTGCTCCTTATACCACTCCACAACCTACCCAACCTGCCCCTACTCAACCCGTTCAACCTGTTACCCCAGCACAACAACCGCAATCCGTTCAACCTACTCAACCAGTTCAGCAACCACAGCAACCGCCTGCGCCAGATTTAACGCTTCCAAACAACCAAGTTGGGGATTTAACTAAGGTGCCTATCGGACAACCATTTACTTACGGCGGTAATCAGTATGTAAAAGATACGGGCGGGAATATAACGCCTTTTAGTCCGACAGGAACTCCGCCTCCCGTTTCTCCAATTTCTCCGCAACAGTATCAATTACAACCAGGAGAGACTCCAGAACAATACAACGCAAGAATTGCTACATTAAGAGGGGATAGCACCGCGCAACTTGCCAATCAGCAAGCTCTTACGCAACAAACGACAGGTCAAGGGTTTAATCAAAGTTTCAGTCCTCAACCAACTCAACCGCCAGTAACTCCGCAAGATGCCGCTACTGCAGCGAAAACTGGAGGTCAGGCCGCCGCTAACGCAGTAACTCAAACATCAAATTACGCTGATTTGTCGCAATCTCTCGCTCAAACGCAAGCAGCCGCTGTTTCGCAGGCCGCTTTCGCCGACCAAGTAAAAAGTCTTTTGAAAGAATACGGGGTTACGCCACCGAGTTCGACGCAAAGTCCTTATACCGCTTTCGCCGATACGTTCAAACAGATTTATCAAAATCTGGGGATGCCGGATATTAAAGCCCAATATGATTCAATCACCAAACAGTACTCCGATTTACAAAACGAACTACAGGATAAAATCTCAAACATTAACGATAATCCCTGGATTAGCGAAGGCATAAGATTGACGAATATCCAAAAACTGAAAGATAAATACGAGGCTAAGACAAGTATTCTTACGAATAAGTTAAAACTCTACAGCGACCTTTACAACAACGGTCAGGAAGAAGCCAAATTTATCGCCACAAGTACATTGACGGCAACTCATCAGAATCAAGTTTTGGCGCAAGATATGATTTTGAAAGTGATGGATTCGGTAACAAATGCCTCGCAAGCTGAACAAAAATTCCAGCAACAGATTTATCTTCAAAACTTAAAAGATTCCGCCGATGCGGCGTTAGCTTCTCAAAGAGCGCGAGAAACGGCAGCCACCCCGACAACCGAAATTAAAGATTATCTTTACTCCGTGCAACAAGGCAATACGGGAACTTTCTTGGATTATATGAACTCGAAGAAAACAAGTCTTACTGAAAGTGTTGTTGATATAAGACAACGCAGAGGAGATTTAGCCGATTTGCTCGGACAAGTGGCTTCTTACGAAAATAGAGACGAAGCGTTAAGCGAACTCAATAAGTATCAATCATCAATAACTACAAAAGTCGGGCAGGAAGGATTGAATCAACTTCAGCAAGAAGTTGACAGATTATTCCCTCCGCCAAAAGAGGAAACAAAAGAGGAAATCGGCGGAGGGGTTTTAGGAGTAGTCGGAGGATTCTTCAGTCGTTTATTCCAAAGATAAAATATGGGATTCGCTGATGTATTAGATAAAAAAACTCAAAAGACCGGATTCGGTTCGGTTTTGGGCGGTGGGTTGAGCGGTGGAGGGTTTGCCCCGAAAGCAGATGTTTCAACGATTGGAGGATTGGAACAAGTAGCGAAAAAAGAAGGACTTGCCGAAAGAGCAAAAGATATTCTGTCCGAGAAAGGTGAAAAGCCGAAAGAGATTTATTCAGGTGGATTTGTAATGGATATTTTTGACACTCTTAACGCTTTACAGCACGGCGTTACTGGGTTGATAAAAGGCAAAAGTTTCAGCGAGGGAGTTAAAACCAGACAAAGTTTTTCCGACCAAGATGCTTTGGGAGATTACGGGCTTCCAGGCGCAATCGGCGGGATTGCTTTGGATATTGCAGTTGACCCGTTGACTTATGTTCCTGTTTTCGGTTGGGGCAAGGCGGCGCTGAAAGGGATTAAGGATGTATCGCAAGCGGTGGGAAAAGCGGCGGTTAAAGCTCCTGTTGTCGGCGGAGCGGCGGAGAAAGTCGGGAATACATTAGGCAGGGCTTTTATTTATCGCTTTGGACAAGACCCGCTTTACAAAGAAATCGCTGAACGAAGTATTAGAAATATCGCAGTAGGGAATCAGAATCTTTTAGAACTGGCAAGGCCTCTTACTAAATTAGATTCTGTTACGCAGGTTGCTATCGCTAACGCCAGAAAAATAGGTGAATTAGAAAAATTACCAACTGAACTTTTGACTAAAGCCAAGCCCGCTTTTGATGAATTGGACAGATTAGGAAAAGAAGCAGTTGAAGTCGGTTTATTGAAAGCCGAAACCTACGCCGAAAATGTCGGCAGTTATATTGCTCGTCTTTACCGCAAGCACGAAGTTCCTGAAGGGGTAATTGGAAAAGTTAAAACATTCTTTGAAGGTAGACCGACAAGAATTGATTTATCCCGATTCAAAAAAAGAACAGACATACCGGAAGATGTTAGAGAAGCAATGGGTGAAATTATGGAAGCAGGTTATCCAACTGCCAAAGGTTTAGTTCAGTTAAATCAAGCTATTGAAAGGGCTAAATTCTTCGGGGAAGTTGCTGGGAAGTGGGCGAAAGACACTATTGAAGATGGGTTTACTAAATTGCCAGATGTAAAAACTCTTGGAGCGTTGTCAGGTAAGGCCGTTCCTACTCCGATTTTTGACGACATTCAGGAAATTATCAGGGTTAAATCTCCCGCAGAAAAAGTGTTAAGCAAGGTTGTCGGCGGGTTCAAGTTCAGTAAAGTTATTCTCAATCCTGCCACTCACGCCCGGAATGTGATGAGTAATTTTATTCTTAATAGTTTTGAAGGATTAAGCCCCGCAAGATTGGATATTTACGCAAGTGCGGCGAAACAGATAGCTACCAAAGGGGATTTATACCAAGAAGCCCGTAAAGTCGGATTAGGATTAGATACATTTGCCTCAAAAGAATTAAAAGATATTTTACTCGGCCCGGAAGGACTGGAAGCGGGCAGAAAATTTGGCAATGGTTGGAAAAATGTAGTCAATAAACTCGGAGACATTTACCAAAAAGAAGAAGAATTTGCGAAAATGGCGCAGTATATTTTTCAAAGAGGCAAGGGGCTTACGCCAGAAGACGCATACAAAGCGGCAGAACGAGCGACTTTTAACTATGCTCAAGTTACGCCTTTTATCAGACGTGTAAGAGAAAGCATTTGGGGATTTCCTTTCGTTACTTTTACTTACAAGGCGACCCCGCAAGTGGCGAAAACCTTGATAACTCAACCGACTAAAATTTCCAACATAGGTAAAATCAAAACAGCTATTGAGAATCAAGCGGACTTGAAAGAGTTAGAACGGGAACGAGCCAGCGAGCCGGAATGGATAAGAGATGGGTTTTATATCAAATTGCCAGTTAAAGATAAGTTTGGAAGAAGCGCGTATTTGGACTTGAGTTATATTCTGCCATTCGGAGATTTGATAACCGGTAATTACTTGGAAAGGGATGTAAGCAGAGAAACTGGATTGCCGGAAAGTCCGGGAGAAGCGGCGATTAAAAAATTGCCTTTTATAAACATAGTCAGAGAACTGGGCAAGAACCAAGATTTTTACGGAAATAAAATAGTAAAAGAAGGAGACACAATAGACCAACAATTAGGAGACATATTCAGGCATTTGGTTAAAACATATTCTCCGCCCCTTGTTTCCGAGTTGATTCCCGGTGGGTATAGGGCTACTGGCGAAAGAAAGCCGACTTCTTTTGAAAAGATTTTTGAACTTGAAAAAGGTGGAATAGAAGCTGGCGGCGCGCAAACAAGAACGGCGGTGCAGGAATTATTAAGACAGGTTGGATTGAAGATTTCACCAGTTGATATTAAACTGCAAGAAAGTTTTATGGAAAGCGAAAAGAAAAGAGCGTTGAGAACATTGCTCGGTGAAGTCGGGGCAGTAAAAGAATTCAAATCAACATACATACCAAAATGATTACATTGGGAATTTCGTTACTTTCTTTATACTCGCTTTCCAAGTATGAAGATAAAATAGGCAGAAACAGCCAATTATTCTCGTTTCTTTTGATGATGAACTTGGTTATTATCGGCGTAATTTTGTGGGACTTAATCGGACTAAATGGAGGAATCGGTGGGTCGCCGTATTTAGATTATTACGAATAAAATGCCCCCAGAAATCTTACAACTCGGCGCAGTAGCAGTTATCTTCCTTTTCGCGGTCAAGGAGTTTTTCGCTTATCTCAGGACTAAAAAAACCAATGGAAATGGAAACTCCTCGTTAAATCAAGCCATCTTATCTGAACTTCAAATGATGAATGAAAATCATCTCCACGCTTTGAAAGATGCAATCGAAAAAGGAAACGAACGGCTGGTTGATGTGATTCATAGCGACAATACAAGAATAATAGAGGCGTTAGGGGAAATTAAAGGTAAATTATCAAAATGAAATTAGAAATTTACTATCCCGTTAAACCATTTTCCGTAGGTCAGAAATTCGCAGAAAATAAAGCGTGCTCGTTTCCCGATAAAACAGGAGTGGTCTCGGAACTTTCTGATGGGACATGTCCTGTTGGAAAAGTGAAACTTTATCCGCTTTTGGGAATGGCTAAAGGACATACTGGATTAGACCTCTATGCCCCAGATGGTTGGATAATCCGCGCCCCTTTTGATGGCGTGGTCAAAGAGCTTCAGCTTGAACCAGAACGAGGACTTGGGGTAGGAGTTATTACCCACGACCGAATAGATATTGGTGAACACGGCACTCATTTCGCTAAAGTCCGTCAATGGCACGGTAAATTGATTTTTGTGTCATTAGGTCAAACAGTAAAGTGCGGCGACCCGTTGATGTTTGCCGATAATACGGGTTTTTCTTCGGGTTCACATAATCACTTTGAAATGAAACCCGTAGAGTATAATGCGAACGGGAATCACTACAACGTGTTTCAAGACAATGGCTGGTTTGGTTCGGTTGACCCAACTCCATTTTGGAACGGAATGTATGCCGAGGATTACAGAAGTTTCTCTGACCAACTTGCTTTCATTCGGAAAAAGGTCGCGGAGCTTTGGAAAATTATATTTAACAAATAAAATGGAATACGCACTTGGAGTATTAGTTTCAATAGTTGTTGAAATAGTTAAAAGATATTTCGCAACTGATACATTAAAAACTTATGTAACTCTCGCTTGTGTTTCTTTATTGGTTGGCGGGGTTTATGTAGGTCTTTCGATGTCATCATTCTGGCCAGTATTGGTTCAGGTGATAACTGTTTCTGCGGCGTTTCATAACTTGGTTATCAGGAGAGTTTAGGTTTTTAACTTGCGCCGAAGTAAATATCTCTTAGCTTCGGCGTCAGTTAGCAACTTAACATTTTAATAAGGAGGTCGTATGTATATTTTCAAATGCTACCTCTGCCATAAAAACATAAATTTATGGGAGGGCGATGCTTACCGCACCGAGATTGTAAGAATCAACGGCCATTGGGTTGAAGTGCAAGTGCACTTAAATCCTGTCTGCGGGAAAAAGGAAAACCCGTTTCATTTGATTCAAGGAGGACGAAATGAACTGGATTAAGAAATGGTTTATAGAAATTCGCATTGTTCTGCTGTTCGCCGTCCTACTGGCTTTGCTTTACTCGCTGGAAGGACGGGCCGAAGACAAACCTCTGGCTGGTTTCAAACCGCTCACGGGAATGACTATTTGCCGGGATGTGATGTTGCCCTGCATCCCGATGATTCCGAAGGATACGGATTTGCACTTCGCCGTGTTTTCCCCCGAAGGTCGCCTGATTGCAATTACTCGAATTCACGATGGCAAGGAGGAAACAATCTGGGGCAAATTGCCTTTACGAAAAGGCGAGAAAGAAATCTGAAAGGAGAACGAAATGCTGTGCCATCGTTGTCAGGAACACATCCCTACCGGCTCGGCCTGCTTTTATGAACAATTAAACGGAGGCCATCACTGGTTTTTTTGCTCTACGTGCTGGCCAAAACGCAATGACGAACGCGAACAAGCCGAGCAACGCCTCCAGAATGTCGTCAATATGGCGCGAATGACGCATTGACAACCCGTAAATAGATAGGAAATGCTTAGGGGCGAAACAGCAATAAGAATAAGGAGGTCTGAATCCCTCCTCGCCCAACCAAATCCTGCTGTGCAAACGGCAGGTTTTTTTGCAAATAAAAAACGCACCACCCTCATCGGGACATAGGTGCGTTCAAAATGCTATTTTGATTTTATGAGCTCTACATATAAAACGATTCTTGACAGAATAGGATACTTATATTGTCGTTATGGAAAAAGTGTATAAACTGGTTGCGAAAGACGGCGAAATGGTGTATATTCAAAGTGGTTAGAGTGATAGCGTCCCTTTAGGTAGCGGAGAAAAGGATTGTTCGTGCTTTAAGTTATCAACGAGAGTTGGTATATCATTCATTGGGCAGGAGCAGTTCTTTCTCTCCGCCAGAGCTGTGATAGTTCCTGTAATTATCCATTTCTGGCGGGGAAACCAAGCGGTTCGTTGCAACTTTACAATGATTATGTTACGATAATCATATGATACTCAAATGCACGAAATGTCATAAAGAAAAAGGAGATACTGATTTTCATTGGAGAACTGGTAGTGGTTCTAAAAAGCATCGTATGTCTTGGTGTAGAGATTGTCATAAAGAATACTGCATTAAATATCGGGAGGTTAATCAAGAAAAAATACGAGTTAAACAAAGAGAGTGGTCTAAAATTAGAAAAATAATTCAAGCCGACAAAATTTTAACTCGGCAAATGGTAGTATCCGCTGTAAGGCAGGGAGTTATAAAAAAACTTCCTTGTAAAAATTGTGGCGATATTAAAACTCACGGACATCATCCAGATTACGATAAGCCCCTTGAAGTTATGTGGTTATGTAAAAAACACCATTACGAAATTCACAGAAAAACAGCGAATCAGCAATGAAAAAATTATGAAAATAGATAAAAGTCAAATAAAAGTTTCCTTTGAATTTTCGCCCGCCAGCCATTTTCTTGTTTTATCCAGTAGGCGATATAATGACGGAGAAAAAGAATGGTCGCTGAATTACAGAATAGACCGAAGTGAAAAAGGAAAAGATGATGACATAGGCGAAGCGATTATTTATTTGAGCGATGAAGAAGCCGAAGAATGTAAAAAAGCTGGATTTAGTTGGATAGAATTATGAAAATCCAAAAACTGTATTTAATAGATTCTAAAATAAGCTGGCCGGTGTTCAAGAAGCTCAACGATAAGTTAGTTAAAGATTCCGGCCCGAGTCCGAAGAATATGGACAAGATGCTCTGGCAGATGATAAAAGAAAAACGGATACTTGCTTGGTTCGCAAATGAGTTAAAAGATGATATGGGATTAAGTTTAACCGTGCCAAAACATCGAGAGTTATTTATTATAGGAAACCCGAAAAAACCGTTTGTAATCTGCCGAGACAAAAAAGAAATCAAAAAAGCGGATAAAAGGTCTTAACATAATGTCCGACTAATTATCGGACTTGCTCCGAATAGGAGCGGGCGGTAAATGGTTCTTTGATTGATGAGAGTGTAGGGCTAAGTCCATTGCCGAGCGTACGGAGGCAAATGGTGTAATAACGCCTATATGTGTTTGGATGTCGCATAGGAGTATGCGTCGCTCAAACGAGTTGCTACCTGTATACAAGGACGGCAGACCATTCTCATCACTCAACGAATCATCCGCTAAACATTATTAGACATAAATGGAGGAAAGTAATTTTATACCTGCTGGCTCTGGTTTTAATAACACTTTTTGCGAGGTTTTTTACGGTTTCTGCGGTTTATGAAATTGCGCCCATTAAGACGGCTCGCGCGCAGGAATTGAAAGTAAGCACCCTGACACTTGATAACTGGATAATCAAACTTGAAGAAAAAGAATCCGGACGAACGGCGAATCTTAAAATTTGGGACGTTCATAGTTTCAGTTTCGGTTGCCTCCAGTTCAAAAAGGGAACGCTGGAAGAATTCGCAAAGAAGTTTGGATTTCGCCAAGAAATAAACGAAGAAGACCTCTATAATTGTCATCTCCAAAAACAAGTGGCGAAACGAATGATATTGTCCGATTATTCGCTTTGGAGGCGATGGTATCAAGTCAGCTTGGCGATAGGATTGCCGCCGAGAAAATAGGGGTATTGACAATCCGTTGCAACAGGCGTAGAATACCAAGTATATGAACGAGGTCAAAGTGTCTAAAAAAGCGTTGCAACGCCAAAAGAACGCCCCGTGCGGTTGGTGCGGACTAAGTATCATAATCAAGGGAGCCGGAAAATCCAAAAGAAAGTTTTGCTCGGCTAATTGTCGTTTTCTTTTCTGGCAAAAAGAACACCGCCCAAAGGTCTGCCCAAGTTGCGGATTTGAACTTTAATGCCAAAAAAAAGAAATCCAGCAGTTAAAACTTTGTTAAAAGAATGACCGAAGAAACCCTTGATATACAAAATCTGGCCGTTCTTGAAAGAGAACTTATCCAAATAAACACAGAAATGTTTTTAGATTATAAAAGTTATCCGACTTTTTTTTCTTACTCCGGCGCGAAACCAGATGAACAATGGCCGCGAAATGAATTAGTTGAAACGCGAAATGGATGGAATTATTGGAAAAAGTTAAGCAAAAAACAAACTGACGCAATACCAGAACTTCTTAAAATGATGAATATGACCCAGATAGCCAAAGAATACGGAGTAACTCCTGAGGCGATAGGATACTGGGTGAGAAAACAGCGTTCTTTGACAAAATAACGAATTGTGTCGTTTTATGACTTTTTGGGGATAAGGCAGGGGTTGTAAAAGTTATCCACTTTTGTATGCTTGACTTTGAGTGTAGGTATGCTAAGCTACCTTTGCTCACCTCGAGTTATGGTGTGGGACGCAAACTTCCGGCAACGGCTCCCAACAATAACTCTGTTGGGAGTTTGCGTTTGATAGGGCTTAGATTTTACATCACGAATAAGAAAGTTCGCCGAGAAAACAGGCAAAAGAAAGAAACGGTGTTGAGTCGGTATATATTGCGAACCAAGCTGTCGCTAAAGAATTTACGGGACTCCATTGAGTTGCTGAAGAAGTCCGAAGTGTCCACTCGCAATATCTGTTTCTTTTCTTAGTTAGGTCTTAGCCACTCTCTGCTTACTGACTTGTTTGCTTCATAGCTTTCTTCTCAATTAAACCGAACCTAACTTCCGCTTACAAGTTAGGAAAAATAACCGAACGAAAAAAATGTTAGACAATAATTTACCGAGCCATTATGAAAGTGAATTGTGTCCGAGTTGCCGAGCCGATGACAGAAGAAAATCGGAGTATATCGGCGTGTTGAAAATAAGGAAAGGTAAATTCGGCAATTTCTTAGGTTGCACGAGGTATCCTGATTGTAAATATACTTATAATGTGGTAATATCAAAAAATAAATATGGCAAAGGGATATTCTAATAAAACAGGAAAGCCGTTTATACCGCCTTCTTGGGCGGGTAAAAAACATTTAGAAACGACAAAAAAGAAAATGAGAATGGCTCGTTTGAAAAATCCAATTTTCTTTTTGGGCGAAAATCATCCTAATTGGAAAGGCGGATTAACTATAAATGGAGAACATCGGCGAACTAAATTAAAAGAATGGGTTAAGAGAGTAAAGTTAGAAGTTTTTGAATTACTTGGAAATAAATGCAAAGGATGTGGGGTTAGTGATTGGCGAGTATTACAGATTGACCATATAAATGGCGGGGGAACGAGAGAAAAGAAAATCGGAAATTATTGGACATTTTTTAGAAAAGAAATCCTAAGTGGTTCTAAAAAGTATCAACTCCTTTGTGCAAATTGTAATTGGATAAAAAAATACGAGAATAATGAAGTTCGACAGAAGAAGATAAAAGTTGCCGAATGGACGCAACATAAATGTAAAAATCGTCCGCCGAAAAACTAAACAATAAATTCGCCAGAGAAAATAAAAGAAGATTAAACTAAACCCTAACCCCCGACAAAAACTAAGATGAAAAAGAATTTTGGGCGAAAGAAAAAAAGAAACAACGAGCCAAAAAAAGGTCTAAACCCCAAGTGCGTATAATTAGAGATAGAGGAGATAACATTAAATAAAAAGAAATGAAAAAGGTTAACAAAAGATTCTTTGAAAACGAACGGTTAGAAATCGGGCGGGTTTTGATTGAAGAACTGACTAATTGGGAATCCGCCAAAAAACCGACCGTAGAAGAATTTTGCAGATTAATAGATAGATTATTTGAAGCAAAGAAACTCGCCCCGAAAAAAAAGAAACCGGAAACAAAAGTATAAGATGAATAGATGAATAACTCCGACAAAATAATTTTAGATTTATGCGGCGGAACCGGAAGCTGGGCGAAACCTTATAAAGACGCAGGGTATGATGTTAGAAATATAACCTTGCCCTTATATGATATTTTAAAGTGGCGTAATTATCCTGAAATTATTGAGCCGATAGAAAATGGAAGTGTCTATGGTATTTTCGCCGCTCCCCCCTGCACAATGTTTTCACGCGCTCGAACAACCGCCAAAACTCCGAGAGATTTCAGAGGTGCTACCAGTATAGTTAAAGCTTGTTTGGAAATTATTTGGGAAACTCAATATGAAAATAGATTTGATTTAAAATTTTGGGCTATTGAAAATCCAGCGGGACATTTGCAAAGATTCTTGGGAAAACCAGCGTTCAAATTTCATCCTTACGATTTCGGGGATAGACATTCAAAGAAAACTTATATTTGGGGAATGTTCAATGAGCCGAAAAAAACCCCTGTAAAGTTAAACGCCGAAGAAATTTTAAGGTCAAGAAATAATACCCGGAAACTTCCTGAAATTCCCGCCGATTATGTAATAGATGAAAATATGAAGCCAGTCCAGATTAGACGCTCAATAACCCCTCAAGGATTCGCAAAAGCATTTTTCGCCGCCAATCAATAATCTAAAATGCCAAAACCTAAGGGATTAAGGAAAATAGACCAGACAAAGTTGAAGAAGAAGCTAAGGAAGAAGTTAGATGTCTTGGTGTCAAAGTTAATCCACGAAAGGGATAAGGGGAAACCTTGTATAGACGGGTGCGGGCGGAAAGGAGAACAAAGCGGACATTTTAGACGGAGAGAATTGATGTCCACGCGCTGGCACTACCAAAACCAAAATCTCCAAAGCATTTATTGTAATTGTTGGCTTTCGGGAAATGAGTTTGAGTATGCGATTGGGTTAGACCGAAAATTCGGAGCGGGAACTTCAAAAAAGATTTATAAACTTTCGCAGAAAACAAAAAATTGGGAAGTGTGGGAACTTGAAGCTCTGATTAAAGTGTGCGAAAAAGGATATGATTTTTATTGCGATATTTACGATTCAATGAAGATTTAGCTGTGCAAAACTAACGATTTGACTTCCGTTAAAAAATAGATTACTATTACTACTATATGAAACACTATTGCTGGGGCGGATTAGACGGAGTTTATAAATGGAAGCCCCGAACAAAAAATCCAAAGAGTTGCCCGCGTTGCAAAAGTCGCTTAGATTCAAAGCCAAAGAAAATAAAGTAAGCATCATGGAAACGACAGGCGTTTTAATTCGCGCGGCGATAAAAGAATTGGAGAGTAGATAAAAACTATGAACAACAAAAATCTGTGTTCCTGCGGACACGAAGAAGAAAGGCATTATTCTCCAGAATTAAGACACTTTTATCGAAGTGCTTGTGCGGGCGCATTTCAAATTCTATGTAAGTGTAAAGATTTCACCCCCCTCCCACAAAAGCCCGAAGGAGAAATAGTCGCAGGATTAAATCATCAAAGTTCAGATGCGAACGGAAGCACAAGATTATATCAACCCCGCCCCGACCCGCAGGAAAAATGTGGATTATGTGAACACGAAATGTTCGCACCTGCGGCGCAGCCCTGTCCTCACTCAAGATTGGATTTAGAGAAAGTTCAGCCCCCTGCACCGAGAGAATATGACGATGATGATTACTTTTTTGGGAAAATAGGAGAAACCCCGCCCCCGCCAAAAAACCAAAAAATAAATAGATGAGATATATTGAAGAATTTTTAATATGGCTTGGAATAGTTTTTGCTGTAATGATATTTTTCCCGCCGCTTCTTTATCAAATAATTAAAATCGGCGGAAGATTACTTTTGATAGCTTGGAAATCATTAGGAATGTTTAACTAAAATGACCCTATCAAAGAAAATAAGCGAGATATAATAAGGGCTAAATGAGTTTTGCACAGGAGGGGATAACTGCCCTTGTAATCTTACACGAAATAAGCTAACATAAAAGAGTTGAATAAGGGCGGCTCAAAAAACATTATAGGCGAGTAGCAGAACTACGACCCACTTTTATAAGAACCGCCCTCTCAACACTTAACCAAAATGAATACCCCGATAAAAAAACTTTGTCCGAAATGCCAAGAAATAGTCCGAAAGGCAGACGCAAAATTTATGAGAAATTATAGAGCTAAAAAGGTCGGGCAAGGGAAAGCCAAAATAAAATCCCGAAACAAACAAAATGAATTCAACATTCTATCAGCCAAACAAAAAACCTCACCCAATAGCTGAATTTCTCTGTGTAGTCGGAATTTTCGCTTTTGTTTTCGGCGGAATAATAGCAATAGGAGCATAAATCAATGAAAGAACATCAACTTAGATTACTAAACAATGCAATAGCCAACATTCTGCTCTTTGCGGGTGAAGAAGATTTAGTTAGGGCGGGCCGTGCGGCGCAAGCATTGGGGGCTATCTTGATAAGTTGGAAAGTAAACGGCAAGACAAGGGTATGGAAGAAGAAAAGTGGCGAAATACTAAAAAAATATAAAAGGTCTAAATAAACGGTTGCACTTTTCTCTCAGTTATTCGGCAACGGTTAGCTGGGAGAGAAGTAGATAAAAAAATGTATCGGAAAGTTAAAATAGATAAAAGAATTGGGGCAAAAAAAACAGAATTAAGCGAATTTTGTAGAAATTATAAAGGTAAAATAAATCATGCTTGGAAAGGAAATAAGGTTAGTTATAGAGCATTACATTCTTGGGTTGAAAGGACATTGGGAAAATCTAAAAAGTGCGAAAAATGTGGAACGATAAATGCTAAGAGATATGATTGGGCAAATAAATCAAAAAAATATAAAAGAGATATTAAGGATTGGATAAGATTGTGTCGTAGTTGTCATATGAAATATGACGAAATCAATAAAAAATTACTAAAATAAAAAATACTTTCCCTCGTTCGCTGACAAGCTGGGGCAGAGGAATCTAAATAAACAAAATGAACTACTTACAAGAACTACAAAAGAAAATAGAAAACGATTTCAAGATAATGTTCGCCCCAGAAGACGAAAAAGAAGTTGAGAAAATGACCGAGCAGGAACTAAACGATACCTTTGCCAAACTCCACCCCGATTCAAGGGTCAGCAACGGGGGAGAGAATAACGAATTTGAGGGGTCGGAAAAAGATTACGATAGGCAGGAAGCCGATAGCCACTTACACAACTAAAATGAAATACACTTTGGAATTAAAAACTAAAACCGAAACAATGAAACACACCTTTACGCCAGCGATGCTCCCAGACGAGCGCACGAAACAGATTTTGTATAGTCAGGCGTGGAATTTGGCGGTAGCTCGTTGTTCCAGGAATGACGAAGCGTTAGAATCTCATCAAAAATACTTCTTTGACCAGCTTATGAAACCCTACGAACCCCTCTTGAAAGCGCGGGAAGAAAGGGAAGCGATACTCAACAAAAAATCCGGGAAAGCAGAAACCAAAGAAAAGGGCGAAGATGATATAAACTACGAAAACGATTTATGATTTGTCCAAAACACAATGTTGAGTTCGTTTTAAGACCGGCAGGGATAAGCCAAGCCACTAAGATGCCCTACAAGGCGTTCTGGGCGTGTCCCTCCCCGAAAACCGAGCAGGGATACTGCCAAGAAAAGCCTCCGTCCAAGAATGAGATGGCTTTAGAGAGAATCGAGGCAAAGGTTGATGAGATTAAGAGAATGTTAATGGCGGAAGCAAAATAAAAAATGAAAGACCCTGAAAAGCAAGATACATATGTTTTGAAGTTAAGCGGGAAAGCCGAACTTTTCGCCCCACTCACGATTGGACATAACATCAAGACGACTATTGATGGGTCAATCACTGCCGAAACGATAAGCGACAATCAAGACGGCTCGCACACCCACTATTACAAGTTTGAACCCGTGATTGTGGAAACGATAAACGAAAAGGGCGAGCGTATGCGGGCAAAAGACACCAGAAGCCGAAGCCAGCAACTCCGTTCGCTCTTGGTCAAGAAATGGCGGGAATCAGCCGAAAACATAACCCAAGACGAATACTACGACAGAGAAATGGTCAGAATAATGGGCGAAAACTTCTAGCCCCCCAGAGATAACATTAACTAAATAAAGATATGAAAGAAGAAATATGTCAGTGTAGTGAAATAATGGAAAACTTTAGTGGTAGAAAAGGAAACTACATACATTTAAGTGGTTGCCCTGAAAGTGAATGGGCTAAAGAATATAATAACTTAAAATGGTGGCAAAAATTATCTGGGAATAATCCCCGAAAAATATACAATATTCACAAATCACAAATCACAAACAGGAACTTATTAACCCCCTAACATTAACAAGTAACCCCCCCAAAGAATAAAAATGAGTTACATCTCCCAGCATCAAAAAATAAAGAGCATGTGCGCTGACGGGGAATTTCATTGTCAAAACGAGTTTCGGGCCAATTACATATTCAGTCCGCACAAGAGGCGGTGTGAAATCGAGGGAAGAAGAAACCAAAGAGAACCAATTACTGGAAAATTCTACTTCAGAGAAAGAAAATGTGAACATGGAGTTGGCGGGCAGAAGGATTATCTAATGGTCGAGAATCCTGATTATGTCCCGCCGAGAGAACTTACTTCCGAACAGATTTTGATTGAAGCAATGCGTTAAAATGGGAATCCGTCCAAAAATGCAAAAGTGCCAAAGATGCAAAAGAAAAAGAGACATACAACTGCTTTACCGTATTTTTAACGGGTTCAAAAAAGTATGGTTCTGTAACGATAACAATGAGTGCAAAAAGTTCGTTAAAAAATGAAATATCTCATTATAATTTTTTTCTTATTCGCCAGTTTTGCTTACGCTTATGAGGTTAAAGTAACCGCTTCGGTAAATGCTTGGTATAGATGTGAAATTGTGAATCTTGATTTAATATGTAATACTAATGCCCAGAAAATAATTATCAATAATAAAATCTGGTAAAAGGGAAATGAGTTTGATTTATAAGTCAGTCAGAGTGGGTCAGTTCGGGAAACCTTTTATTCTTTTCAAGTTTCAAACGATGTGTGATGGTGCGGAATGGATGGGTGGAAGTTCAACGGCTGATGATGACCCCAGAATCACGAGGATAGGCAGGATTTTAAGGAAGACAAAACTTGACGAACTTCCGCAAATTTATAATTGGTTGAAAGGGGATATGGCCTTGATCGGCTGGCGACCCGAAGTCCCTGCTTACTTACATACCATTCCTACCGAGGTTTTGATGACTAAGCCAGGTATTCTGGGCTGGGCAACACTTTTTGATATAGACGAAGGAGCGACACTGAAGGGCAGTAAAGACCCTGACAAGGACTACGAGGAGAAGATTCTGCCGATGAAAAGGGAACAAGAGTTGTATTATGTAAGGAACAAAAACTGGCGGCTTGACATTTTTATAGTTTTTGCTACTATTAAGAAAATACTCTTTCGTTCCTAACCCACAAAAATGGCGGAAATCAAAAAAATAAAATGTTCTACTTGCGGGAAAGCATTTATCCCAAAAGAGAATAGAAAGAATAGAAAAACAAAATTTTGTTCTCGAAAATGCATAAGAAATAGCACGCAATTTTCGTTAGGACATAAACGAACTCTTATTGGAAATAAAAGATGGGATAATCCTGAAACTAAAAAAGTGTGGTTCAAGAAGGGAGAAAAACCGCCATTTTCTTATTTTGGTTCTCCCAATTGGATTCCTTGGAATAAAGGATTGGATTTTGGCGGTCAGGAACGATTTAGGAATAAAATTATGGGTCTCACTATGTATCGAACTTGGAGAGAATTAATAAGACAAAGGGATAATCAACGATGTGTTCTTTGTGGTGAATCTGATGAAAAACTTCATGTAGACCATTATCCCAAATCGTTTGCTAAAATCATTAGTGATAATGGAATAGAAACTGTCCAACAAGCCAAACTTTGTAATGAGTTTTGGAGCTTAGATAACGCAAGAACATTATGTTTTCCTTGTCATAAAAAAACAGAAACTTATGGAAAAAGATTACGCTAAAATTGCAAAAGAAACGCGGTTAGAGGTTTTAAAAATGATTCATCGTGCGAAGACGAGTCACATTGCAAGTAATTTTTCTGCGGTAGATTTAGCTGTGGTTCTTTATGAAAATGCCGACCATTCAAAAGATAAAATTTGTTGGTCGAAAGGTTGGAGTGCGGCTTTAATATATTCGTTATTAGCGAGGCATGGGTTCATTCCGAAAGAAGATTTAGATAAGTTTCCTAACGCACCTTATTTAGGACTTGTCGAACCACCGATAAATGGAATATACGGAGCAGGAGGGTCGATGGGACATTTATTACCTATCGCAGTAGGAATGGCTCTTGGGAAAAAGTTGAAAGGCGAAGAAGGAAAGATTTACTGTGTGATGTCGGACGGAGAATTGAACGAAGGCACGACTTGGGAATCGGCTGCTCTTGCTTCGCATCATAAACTTGATAATCTTGTCGTCCTAATTGACGCGAACAAGTGGCAAGCAATGGGACGGACGAGTGAGGTTCTTAACTTTGAGCCGATTGAAAATGTCTGGCGGGGGTTCAAATGGTATGTCGAGAGAGTGGACGGACATAACTATCAAGAGTTAGATGGAGTGATTAACGCTAGATTCCATTGGCCGACTGCGATAATCTGCGACACGATTAAAGGGAAAGGTGTTTTATTTTTTGAGAATAGTTTGCTTTACCATTATAAGAATGTGTCGGATGAGGAATACGAAAAAGCGATGTTAGAACTCTAATGAGAAAACCATTTATAACAACCTTGACTGAGTTAGCCGAGCGTGATGATAAAATTTTACTCATCATAGGGGATGTCGGATTTTCGTTTATTGAATTATATCGGGAAAAATTCCCGAAACAATTTCTTAATGTCGGGTGTCTGGAACAGACGATGATGGGCGTAGCGGTGGGGTTGGCTCGCGCCGGATTCAAGCCGTATGTTTACACGATGCGGAACTTTGTTGTCTTCCGGCCTTACGAGCAAGTCAGAAACGACATCGCATACGGAAACGCTAATGTTAAATTATTCGGTGTTGCTGGTTCGGCGGCTTACAAATTTTTGGGGTATAGCCATAATACTTTCAAATACAAGAACGGGGTTGACGAAGATGTTGCGATGATGAGCGAACTGCCGAATATGAATGTCTATGTTCCGAAAACCGAAGAAGAAGTTAGGGAAAAGATGCTGAAAGAATACGAAAGGTCAGGGCCTGCGTATTTTGTAATATGAAGAATAAACGAATCTTAATCACCGGCGGAGCGGGGTCGATAGGTTCGGAACTTATCAAACAGCTTTACAAGCAAAACAAGATTTATATTTTAGATATAAATGAGAGCGGAATTTTTGATTTAATAGAAGGACTCGACGAAAAAAAGTTCGTTACTGGGAGAGTCGGAGATATAAGAGATTATAAAACGGTGGGAGATGTTTTTAGTGATTTTAAACCACAAATAATTTTTAATTGTGCCGCTTATAAACACGTTCCTTTGATGGAGTATACTCCTATGGAGGCAATACAGACTAATATTTTAGGACACTATAATTTAATTCATTGTTCTAAAACGTGGGATTTTGTAGAAAAGTTCATTTTTATTAGTAGTGATAAAAGTGTAAACAATAATTCGATTATGGGGGTAAGTAAGAAAATGGGGGAGGTAATAACTTGTAATCAAGGTAGGGGTTATATCGCTGTTCGTTTCGGGAATGTTTTAGGTTCGCGGGGTAGCCTTTCAACAATTTGGCAAAGACAATTTGATTTAGGAAAACCTTTGACAGTTACGGATTCACGAATGGAACGTTATTTTATGTCTATTCAAGACGCTGTTAGACTTGTCATAAAAGCGACTGAAATTGGGAAGGGTGGAGAAGTAATTTGTTTAGATATGGGGAAAAGGGTTAATATTCTTGCTTTGGCTAAAAGATTGACAGAGGAAATAAAGTTTGGTAGTATAAAGATAAATGGAATGAGGGACGGTGAAACTTTAACCGAGGAATTGATGACTGAGGAAGAAACTAAACGGGCTTTTAAAAAAGATGAATTTTGGATTATACCTAAAATATGAGAACAAGAGAGCAAATAAAAGAATATCAGAAGTTGTGGAGAAAACGGAATCCCGATAAGGGACGGGTTTATTCTAAGAGATGGAGGAAGAATAATTATCAAAAGTCATTAGAATATCAAAGGGATTATCAAAAAAAATGGCGACAAGAAAATAGGCAAAAGAGTAGAGATGCAGTTAGAAAAAGTTATTATAAAAATCATGCTGAACGTCTAAAAGATAGAAGGGAATATTATAAAAAAAATAAGCAAAAGGAAAATAAATACCGTGTTAGATTGGCAATGGGTAAATATCGTAGTAATCCTGAAAGTTGGATAATAATGAATTTAAGAAGTCGGTTGTTAAGGGTATTAAATCGCGGAACTCAAAAATTAAGAAAATCGGGACATACTTATAAATTATTAGGTGCAGATATTGGAATGATAAAAAAGTATCTTGAAAAGAAATTCAAAAAAGGAATGACTTGGAATAATAGAGGAAAATGGCATATAGACCATATTAAACCGCTTTCGAGTTTTGATTTATCTAAATCTGAACAACAACAAAGAGCTTTCCATTATACAAACTTGCAACCTTTATGGGCGAAAGATAATTTAAAAAAAGGAAACAAATCAAATGAAAGTTAGATTTTTTAATCCAGCGTTAAGTTATCTAAAGCATAAAGCCGAGTTTGATTCCGAGATTCAGAGGGTTCTTTCCGCTGGGGATTTGATTTTACGGGACGATGTCGAGAAGTTCGAGGAAAATTTGGCAAAGTTCGTAGGCACAAAATACGCAGTAGGTCTTAATTCAGGCACGGATGCTTTGTATCTTGCGCTTAAAGTTCTCGGTGTAGGAAAAGGAGATGAGGTAATTGTTCCGAGCCATACTTTTGTTTCTACGATTCAGGTAATAGTTCAGTGCGGAGCTACGCCTGTTTTAGTGGATATGGACGGAAAGTTTGAAATCACGACAAAGACAAAAGTCATTTTACCAGTTCATATAGCTGGAGAAGTTCAAGAGATAAAAGTTCCGGCTTATGAAGATTTGTATCTTGTCGAAGATGCTTGTCAGGCATTAGGAGCCGTTAAAAATCCTACAAGTTCAGCTCAATGTTGGTCGTTTTATCCCGCTAAGATTCTCGGTGCATTCGGAGATGCGGGAGCTTTGACTACAAACGATGAAAATATCTACAACGAAGTCAAGGAATTAAGAGGACACTACAAAAAGGATTACTCGAAGTGGGGCATCAATTCTCGAATGGATAACCTTCAAGCGGCGTGTCTAAATATCAAATTGAAATATCTCCCCGAAGTTTTGGCACGGAGAAAAGAAATAGCTGAAATTTATCTGAAAGAATTAAAAGGGGTTGGCTTGCCGAACAATCAAGAAGGCCGCGTTTGGCAGGATTTCATTATCCGAACCGAAAAGAGAAATGAGCTTTACCAGTTCTTGAAAGAACAAGGAATTGAAACGATGAAAAATCTTTATCCCTTCCCGATTCCTAAACTTCCCCTTTCGTTGAAATATGAAGCTGAAACTTTGCGGATTCCGTGTAACGAAAACTTGAAAGATTCTGAAGTCGAATATGTCATAGAAAAAATCAAAGAATGGACTACAAAATCTGCGTAAAATGTGTCCTTGATAATTCAATAGACATAACTTTTGACGAAAAAGGAGTGTGTAATTTCTGCCGTCAATGGGAGAAAACCGAAAAGCAAAGAAAAGCCGAGAGTTATCATCCAGGCAAGGCGACTATCTTTTATCAGTTAAGAAAAGCAGGGGAAGGGAAACTTTACGATTGCCTTTTAGGGATGTCCGGCGGTGTTGATTCCTCGATGTGTTTGCATTATTTAGTAGAAAACGGAATCAGACCCTTGTGTTTCTCAATAGACAATGGCTGGCAGAGTAAGGAAGCTCAAGAAAATATAATGCGAATGGTTGAGAAGCTCAAAGTCCCGTTTTATAGATTCACGATTAACCTTAAAGAATTCGGAGATTTACAAAGCGCGTTCATTCAATCAGGTGTTAAGAATTTGGAGGTAACAACAGACCATATCTTAATGGCTTCGACCTATTTAATGGCTTACGATAACGGGATTAAATACATCATTTCGGGTGGGAATCACGCTACCGAAGGCGTTTTGCCGGAATTCTATGGTTATAATGCGCGGGATTTGAGAAACATAAAAGCCATCTTCAAAAAGTTCAATGGGCGGAACTTAAAAGACCTGCCGATGATTTCTCTGCCGAAGTATTTGTATTGTCGGTTCATAAAGAAAATTAAGGTTATTAACTTGCTTGATTTTTATGAGTATCGGCGGGAAGAATCAATAAAACTTTTGGAAAGGGAATA